ATCTATCTAAATCTGTAGAACTTAATGCTGATAAACTACCTGTACTCCAACTTGAATCATCCCACTCAACTTCTAATTTTGGTGGAAAGATTGTATGTGTTTCTCTTGAGAAAAATTTTAAGTGTCCTAAAACACTTGTATCTCTTTCTGCAGAACCTGTAGCAGTTGTTGGGTCAAAGGTACTAAATCTACTTGATGATGTTGGTGTGTTTAATCTTTTAATAATGAATCCTTGATTTGGATATGATGAACCACTATAAATTTGATTCTTTACTAAATCAGTAACATCCATTCTGATATCACTTGTTTCGTATGTTAAACCAAATGATGAACTAACTTCATATGCTGCACCTAAACTTGATGTAAACCAAGTTCCACCTTGAGTTAAACTATCTCCAACCCATTCAGTTTTTGTGGTATCATTATCACGATACTTCCAACTTGAACCATCACTTATTGCAGGATTACTATCTAACTTACCTGTACCACCATTCCAACTACCACTTATCATATATGCAAATAATGTATCTTCAGATGCTAATTCTTCAGAACTTGCATCATATAGATTTAAATAATATTTTGCAGTACTTGGTATTACACCACTTTGTACTGATGATGAAATATAACTATAATCAAATTTCATCAAAATACGAGATACTGATATTGTTGTTCCGTTAGAATTCATATTCTTTCTAACTTCAAGTATTTCATCATGACCTGCATTTATTGATGATGTTACACCACCCTCAAATAAAGTGGTATCTGTTGTTGGATATTCAAAATAATACATTATACATTCCCTACTACTCTACCCTCAATATCGGTGTTAGAGTATTTTAGTTCAAAGATACTTGGGTCAAGTGAAGTATAGATAACACCATCTTTTGTTGCTGCCTGGATGTCATATACATTCCCACTATATCCCTCAGAGCTTTTAAATTTATTCTCAACTACAACTATTTGTTTTTGTGGATTATTATCTTCAGGTGGTATCACACTTGCTACACCATTTACTAAAGAAATTTTATAAGCAATATCACCCAAAATAATTGGTTGACCTATTTGCCAGTTATCTGTATCAAAGTGTTTATTAACTGCATCAATACATTTTAGTAACACTTCATTTTTATTAAATCCTCTTTGTGTTATTATACTAAATCTTACAGCAATATTTACAATGTATGCATCTTTAATATTAACTGCATCTGTTAATATTCTATATTGTGATAAATAAGTTTTAAGATTATTTTTAACAACTTCATTTAAAGGAACTAATTGTTTGTTTGCGTTATATCCTAATGTGTACATATTCAATGCCATTGGATTAGGTATCGCATTACCACCTGGTTGTTTTATCAACTTACCATTCTTTATATACATTTTAGTATTTAATTCTAATTGTTCATCTTGTACCATAAATACTTTTGCAACTGCACCATATTTTTGTGGTAAAGAATACACACGAGTTACATAATCTTCTTTTGTAACTGCTCTGTTCTGTGAGTTAAAATATGCTAATGCATTTTGTCTTACTTGTTCTGGTGTTTCACCATCTGCTCCACCTGTTGCAGGGTCTGAATTAGTAATAACAAGACTATCTTTTGTATCTTTCACATCACTTGCAGTTAAACCAGTTTCATTTAAAGTAAATGATATACTATTTGTTTGTGATAATTCTCCACTTACTACATTATCATCATTACTACCACCATGTGTGTAAGATATTGTTAAAGAGATATTACCTGGTGCTTGTCCAAAAGTTTTTGTTTTTAAAAAATTACTTGGGTCAAAAGATGAATCAAGTTTAGATAAACCTGTAGAAAGTGAACTACCTACATTATCTGGATTAGGTATTATTTCTTCATCTGCATTAGTACTAATTCCTGCACCGAATCTTAATTCTGTTTTTCCATCACTACGAACATATGTAGTAAATCTATTTGCAGTTTTAACTAACTTCAATAAGAAAGGTGCTGCATTTAAACTACCAGCAGAATCAGGTGATGCATCAGTAGTATTTTCTATATCTTGAAATACTGTATCTTGTGCTAAGAAAGGAACTTGATACCAAGTGTTTCCATCATCATCAATACAAGAAGTAACTTCTATAACATTCTTTTTTGCTAACATAATTTTATCAAACTTTTTAGCAGTACCAAATGTAAAAGTTTCTGTTGCCTTTTCACCACTTTCTAATATTGCTTGTTTTGTTAATTTAAAATGTGTTGGTGTTTCACCATCAAATTTTGCTATCTCCTCTGTACGAGAATCATAACTTGATGAAAATTTAAAATTAACATCATCCATTAATCTAAAACTTCTACCACTCTTACTTGAAAATAAACTATCTGCGTTTACTCGTGGTGCATAATTTAAATCAGGTACATAAGTATTACTTTGCAGTATTGCAGGAACCTCAACACTTATATCACAAATTGCAGTTGCTGGTGAACTGAGTTTTGGTTTATATCCAAATGATTGTGCAATCTTAAAAATATTTTTCTTTTCTTCCGCACTATGTAATAATGTTTCACGATATTGATTATCAATATAATAACTCAACATATCACCTACATAAGATGCCATTTCTATAAACATCATACCTGGTGATGATTCATTAAAATCATTGTATGCAGTTGGATAATAAGATTTTGCAAACTCAATAAGATTCTGTCTTATTGAACCGAAATCTCTTCCAATATATTGAATTTTCTTTTTATCTTTTTTTACATTAGTTCCGTATTCTACTTCTGTAGGCATTATTCTACTCCCTTATTAAATACCACTATTGAATGTGAATGTGATTTGTTCTGGTACTTGTTCATCATTTACATTAACACTAAATTCTAAATTTACAATTATAGTATTAGGATTCTCATTTTCTGTAAACACTTTAATATCTTCAATAGTAACATATGGTAACCAAGTTTCAATTGCATCAGTTATTGTTTGTTTAACTGTATCAAATGTATCTTCTGTTATTTGTTCAAAAATAACATTAAATAAATCTGAACCAAAGTTTGGTTGTCCAACTCTCTCACCTTTTCTTGTAAGTAAAAGATTTTTTATATTTGATGATGCTTGTTCGATTACATTTTTTGCTCTTGGAAAAAATCCAGTACTTCCTGCCTTATATCTTAAAGGAAATGTTAATCCAAAATATGCATCACTATCATCATTTATTGTTCTTACAGATGGATTAGTTAGTGTGGTTACATTTTCAGCCATTATTTTTTACTCTTGAATTTATCGTGTTTCATTAAATCACTATAGTCTCTTGTTAGTGCATTTACTAAATTTTCAGGTACATCATCTACACTCACATTCTTTTCTCTTAATGTTTGTGCAGCTATCATATTTCTTTGTGTTTGTTTATCACCACCCGCAGCTATACTATCTCCATATCCTAATAGTTCTGTTGCTCTTGATGAATCAAATGCTCCACCACCCATTGTTGGGTACTCTTCCATTTCATCACCTTTTTTACTTAAACCTACTGTTTCATTTAATACATCGTTTAAAGCATCATTGCCCGTAACGAATTCTTTTTTCTGAATTGGTTTTGTAACTTTTCTTGGTTTTGGTGCAAGAGATTTTAGAGACGATTTATTCTCCTTAATAAATAGTTTCTTCACCTCTTTTTGTACTTCTCGTTTTACAACTTCTTGTATTATTTTTACAAGGTCTTTTTTAGTCATATTTAACTCCTATTCCTCTGGTTGAATTGTATAACCCTTAGTTAAGACTGGTGGTGTACCAGGTTGAGTAAATACAATCTGTTTATGATAATTATCAAATGATTCAATTAATTGCGTAATAAATTTATCTAAAGTATCGTTCTCTTGTTGAGTAAATGCTGTAGTAATACCTGGTGCTGCAATTGATATACCTGCTGCTGCTCCTCCCCAATACAAAGCTAATCCACTATCTAATGCTGTATTAAATGGTAATGCCCCATATGCTTTAAAACAAGCAGTCAATAAAGTTTGTAATCCATCTTTATTTCCTAATGCAGGAACCATTGTTGCTCCACCCATACCTGTCTTTACACATTTATCATATGCATCTGACATTACTGTTGCCATATCTTCTTCTGCAAAGAATCCTTTTTTATATTCTGTTCTAAATTTTGCCCAACTCATTATTTTGTTTTATGTATTGTACTTAACATTTTACCTACTGCTGCTTTTGCATCTAATAAATCTGCTACACCAGGTACAACTTGTACTGGTCCTGTCGGTGCTAACAATCCTTTTTCTAATACTGCAAATACTTTTTCAAAAGCTATTTTTACTTCATCACCAAATGCTACTGGATGTGATGCATCAACACCGCCAACTAAAACTGATGGTGATTCTATGACTGTTTTTGTTTTTGATGCAATACCAATATTGTTATTACTACTCAATAATATATCACCATTGTTTTTTGTGTTTAATATAATTCTATCTGAACCAATGTAAACTTGACTATCTTCAAATGTACTTAGTTCTGTAACCACTTCTGATTCTTTACCAATTGTATAAGTTAATTTATTATTCTCATCAAGTGGTTGTTTAGATACAAGGTAAAGTACTGAACCATCTTTATCAGGTGTTTCTGTTATTGGTTCTCCAATCTTATCTTTAGTTCCAACTTCACCCTCTTTATTTAAACCTGTAGATAATAAAATATTTGATGATTCAAGTTTATCATTTTTAATATCACTACCCATTCTAATTGAGTTACCAAATCTACCTTGTAAAATAAAATCACCATCACCTACAGATAATCTTCTTGGGTCTGTATCTTTTAATTTTTTAAAATCTTTACCTGTAGATAAATCATCATCATTTTTTCTTTCAATCTCTTTTCCTTGTTTGGAATCCAAAGTATCTTTGAATGCACCTTTACTAAGATTGTGAATTATACTTTGTGTAGTGTTACCTTTTAAATTTAATGTAGGTAAATAAAATCTTTGCCCTAAGTATTCCATACCAATTACAAGTTCACCAATAACTGGTGTTGAATTAAATAATGGATTCATTGGTTTAAATGTTTTTAATCTATCAATATTATCACCAGTTTCAGATTGTATGTATCTACCCATGATAGAACCCACCATACCAAAATCTGGTGTCCCATCTTTTAACTTAGGATATGTAGATGTAGTAGGGTCATTGTGAACTTCAATCACTTCTACAGGTTCCATTTCAAAAAAGAGTGCATCATCATTTTGTAATTCTTTCATTAATCGAATTATAGATTCAGTATTTTGAACTCTTGAAGAAACCGGCCCTATTCTTACGCTGGATTCTTTTTTATTTGTATACATAGATTTATATCTTTGCTGTTATATTATCGCTATGGTCTTGTAACTCATTAACCGTATCGGTTATGTTTTTCATTAATTGTTCTTTTTCCGCCTCAGTTAAAGCAAACTCACCCTCTGAATCTGATTTATTACCCGCCTGTGCCAATCTCTGTACGATGGTTGCTAATTTAACTAATTGTTCATCATTCTTTACATTAATTTCTAAATACTCTTTCAACATAGGAATGATTTGTACGGCCGTATCGCCATCCTTGATAAACCCAACTACTTCTTTCATCAATACTTCTAATTGTTCTTTGTTTCGTTTGGAATTATCATAGATGTCTTTGAATACATCTGATAAGGTTTTACCCTCGAATATTTCGAATTCTATCGCCATAATTTCACCTAATTTGGTTCAATAATAAATATTAAAACTTCAAAAAATCGTGATATATATTTATATACAAAATTTTTTTATCAAATATATACAGTAGTTATTATATGTCGGTGAAAATCCGACCTTAATTGATAACTAACGGGAGAAAGACCATATGAAGGAAATCATAACACTCGTAAAAGGATATATAGATGACTTAGCTCATCTAATGTTATCCTTTGTTACTATAGGTGCTGTTTCCGAGATTATCTTCGGTAGTGGTATCTTTGGTGTCAATGTTATTGGTAACCTAACATCTATAATCAACACATTCGGCGAATCAGGCTTCGCTGGACTCGTCGCATTGTTGGTGTTAGTGGGTTTATTCCGTAAATAGTACTAATCGGATAAAAATAGAAAAGGGGATTGAAAAATCCCCTTTTTTATTGCTTGAAGTTTACTTACTTCCAAAGACTTTAGAAAAGAATCCCTTTTTCTTTTTCTTACCTTTACCAGCAAGTTTTTTACCTTTTTTCTTTTTCTTTTTTACATCCTCATCTGCACAAGCCATTTCACAAGATTCTTGTAATGGTACTGCATTTGCAGATGGAACTGCACCAAAGAAAATAAATAAGGAAAGGATTCCAGTTAGTATCGATTTCATAATACTACTCCTATAACAACGCGTTAAGATTAACAACCTATTGGTTAATCAAGTATAAATAGTTAATCAAACCAACTTCCAGTATGTTTAGTTTCTACTGAACCAGTTGCTAAGAATTTTTTATGTAGATTGAAGTGATGTTTTTTCATCACATTGATAACACG